CCAGTAACAATCTTTCTGAGCTTGCATCAAGCGCACTTAAAACCACAGCAGGATTGGCCGGTATTGGCTTATCTATCGCTGGCGCAGTCGATGCCATCAAGGGCATTTCTCAAGCAACAATTCAGCTCCAGAAATTCAACAGCACGCTACTGGTCGGCACTGGATCGGCACAAGGCGCTGCTGATGCGCTTACTTTTGTTAGATCGGAATCCCAAAGACTTGGGCTTGACCTTGCGACCGCTGCCGAGCAATTCGGAAAACTAACGGCTGCATCAAAGGGATCTGCGCTAGAAGGGAAGGCAACGCGGGATATATTTTCTTCGATGTCGGAGGCGGCGGCCGTTCTTGGTTTATCCGCAGATGAAACGCGCGGAGCTTTAAACGCATTTCAGCAAATGATAAGTAAGGGTAAAGTTCAGGCCGAGGAATTGCGCGGACAATTGGGTGAGCGCTTGCCTGGTGCTTTCCAGATCGCTGCTCGTGCTATCGGCGTTACCACTGCTGAACTTGATAAATTGTTAGTAGCTGGAAAAGTCACGGCGGAGGATTTGCTCCCTAAACTGGCTGTTGAATTAAACAAAACTTTTGGTTCTCAGGCTGAGAAATCTGCTCAAGGGTTATCTGGGCAAATGAACCGCATGAACACAGCCATGTTCGATCTTAAAATTGCTATTGGCGAATCCGGTTTAATCAATTTCTTGTCGAGTGGTATTGAACTCGCAACAAAGCTTGCTAATGCTCTAACGTCGGCATTCGGTGGCGGACAGAAACTCTCGCCAATTGAAAAGCAAGTGTCACTAATTCAGACTCTCGAAAAAGAACTTGAGTCGCTCAACAACCTTACGCATATTCCGCTTATTGGCGATCTGCTCTTTGATAAAAAGCAAGCTGATTTATTAAAATCACGCATTGAGTTTGCAACAGAAGATTTAGCAAAACTGAATGCTAGTCTATCTGCCGAAAAGGGCGAAACGGTAATAGGCCAAGCGACCAAAGATACTGAGAAACTAGCTGTTGTAACCAAGAAAACTATATCTGATGCTGAACGGTTTTTATCTGCTCTTAAGAAAGAGGCGCAAAACGCCGGATTGACTGCCGTTGAAATGAAGCGCTTGGAAGCTGCTCAACTTGGAGTGTCAAAAACAGCAGATCCATTGATCAGCAGGATTGAGCAAGTAACGCAAGAAATGGAAGAGCAGAAAGCCGCTGCGTCGAGTTTGGCATCTGATCTTAATAAAATTAAATCGATTACAGAATCAGTAAAAACGGAAGAAGAAAAGCTTGTCGATACCCAAGCAGAACTTAATCGTCTGCTTGGATCTGGATTGCCGATAGAGACGTACAACCGCGCTATGCAAAAAGCGCAGAGTGAGACTAAGGGATTAGAAAAGCAAACCATATCAACAACCGACGAAGTTAGTCAATTGTGGATGCAAGCGGGTCGTAATATTCAAAGCGCATTAGCAAACTCAATATTTAATTTCTTTGATGATGGCTTAAAAGGCATGTTGAAAAGTGTAATTTCAACTGTCGGACGGATTGCGTCAGAATTTGCAGCATTGAAGATTGCACAGAGTATCGGGTTGGCTAGTATGTTTGGTGTATCAGGTGCGGCGAACGCAAGTTCTGGGGGTTCGATTCTTGGCAGCGTTGCTAGTCTAGGATCTAATATACTAAGTTCTGCCAAGGGCGGTTTTGGTCTAAGTAGTTTATTAAGCGGTGGCACGTCAGGCATATTTAGTAATGTTGGCGGAGCGGGGACGGCATTTATTGGAGGGCCAGGTACAGCTTTGGGTGGTTCTGGTTTGGGTGGGTTATCTTCGATGGGGTCGTCGTTTGGGGCGGCTGCTGGGCCGGTAATGGCTGCATTTGCTGTTGATGCAATCGGGCGCGCGTTGGCTGGTGATAAAAAATTAGGTGGCGCTGAGTATATACCAGTATTAGGCGGGTTTTTGGCTGCGATGTTTGGACGCGGCCCGATGAAATTCCGTCAGCAATCATTGCAAGGTGACATCACATCTAGCGGATTTGAAGGCGATTTAACCAACGTATTCCGAGCCAAAGGCGGCCTATTCGTTGGCAACAAACACAAGTCAGTTACTGAGCAACTTAGCGACGATCAGCAGAAATTATTTGATCAAACCATAAAAGGTTTTTTTGAGTCGACACACAACTTCGCAGAAAACCTAGGATTAAGCACCGAACTTGTAGACAACTACACACAACAAATTCAGATTAAGTCAGAAAAAGGTAAGAAGCTGACAGAAGAAGCTATTACTGAAATGATCCAGGGTATCGGGGATGGTCTCGCGAAAACTGCCTTGCCTTCGTTAGACGAATTCAGAAAATCAGGAGAAACCTCTTTTGCTACGCTATCAAGATTAAGTGCTGAATTTGATGCACTAGATAGCGGCGCTGTGAATCTAGGGTACTCAGTTGCGTATGCCAATGACTTGATTAAGAGCATGAGTATATCGGCCAGGACAGCTTTTGTTGATATGGCAGGAGGAATAGAAAATCTAGGATCATTAACCACATACTTTGCAGATAACTACCTTTCCCAGGCGGAAAGAATAACACCTGTTATTACAAATTTGATAGAGGCTGCCAAAGATCTTGGTTTTGCTTATACAACCGACGTTACGCGAGAGCAAGTAAAAGCGCTTATCCAGTCGCAGAATATAAGCGCTGAGGCAAGAATTGGTCTGCTTAAATTGCTTCCGACATTTGATCTGGTAAAAAATACACTTGAATCAATTTACGGTTCTGGTAACAAAGCCTCTGATTCGCTTAATGATTTTGCATCAAATCTGCAAGGCATTAAGAGTGATCTGGAATCAGCTTATCAAAGCGAAAAAAACGGCATCGAATCGGCAATTAATACTTTTAAAAGCCTTGCAACTCAGTTGCGTGGATTCAGTGATAGCCTTTCGCTCGGGGCGCTATCGCCATTAACTCCAGCGCAAAAACTTGATGAGTCGAGAAACCAATTTAATCAGGTTCGTAGCGCTGCTGCTGGTGGAGATCAAACAGCGTTGGCGCAATTGCCTTCTGTCGCTCAAGATTTCTTGACCGCAAGCCAAACTTACAACGCATCTGGCGCAGCTTACTTATCTGATTTTAGTATGGTTCAAAGCGTTTTGGCGGACGCTGAAGAATCCGCACTATCACAGATCGATATAGCTCAGAGTCAGTTGACCGCTCTTGATGATAGCGTTAAATACCTAATCAGTATAAAAGACAGTGCGAAAACAACAAACGAATTACTGACAGAATTAAAAATAGCGGTGTTATCGAGTGCCGGTAATCCGGCCATATCAACAAGTCAGATACAGTCATTCCTGTCTGCCAATCCAGGCATGACCCCTGACCAAGTGGCAAATGCTGCGACTCAATATGGCGTGTCAGGTACTCAATTATCTGCTGCTGGTTACAATGTCGCTCCGATTAATCAAGCGTTCGGCGGCTCAAGCATATCTGATGCAGAAATACTCGATGTCTGGAATTCTGGCGCGTCACCGTTGGATATGTACAATGCTGCAGTTAGAAATGGCCTGACATCTCAGCGGATAGCTGATGTTACCGGAACACCAATCGAGGATATCCAGAAATGGGTAAAAGATAACAATCTGCCGTCTTTCGCAAAAGGTACCGATTTTGTTTCGAAATCGGGACTTGCAATGATACACCGTGCTGAAGCAATTGTGCCATCATCGACCACGGACGAAATAAAAAAACTCAGAGAAGAATTAGTGCAATTGCGAGCAGAGCAAAACAGGCAAACCGGCGATATGATCAAAGTAACCGATATTACCAGCCGCCAAAATGCACAAGTGATAGCAAAAGCGATGGCCGATGCTGAGAAAAACAGACAATGGAGCGACCGCAGCAAAGCGGCGTTAGCATAGATGGCAGTTGACTTTACAGCATGGCTTACAGATCCGACGGCGATTAGATGTGTATTGGTTGAAGCGGTGGCAAATGTTGCGACTGTTGATACTACGCGCTATCTATCAACAAAGAATTACGCGGATACGGTAGCTGGAAGAATTTATGATCCAATAGTCAATGCCGAATCGGTGCAGTTAATCGAGCGAATGAGTCTGGATAATTCCCCTTCCATGAGTTTTGGCGATATCGAAATATATAACATGGATGGTGCGCTGGATAGCTGGCTGACAGATATTTGGGTGAATAAATCAATAACGGTGCTGGTAGGTGACGTGCGCTGGGCACGCGCAGATTTCACAACGATATTCAGCGGCACAATTGACGATATCGATAGCCGGTCAAGAGATACGCTCAATATCAAAGTTCGTGACAAGTTGCAACGGCTCAATACTCCGATCACCGAAACCACGCTTGGCGGTACATCAGTTAATAAAAACGAATTACTGCCGCTCTGTTTTGGTGAGTGCTTCAACATCTCCCCGTTACTGATAAATCCATCCACGCTTGAGTATCAGGTACACGAAGGTGCTGGAATAGGTGCCGATAAAATAGAATCGATCATTGAGGTGAGGGATAACGGTGTGCCGGTTAGTTTTACATACTCTGCTAGCCTGGTTAAAACAAAATTTACGCTTGCGACACAGCCTTTCGGACAGGTAACAGCAAGCGTGCAGGGATTTAAGGATGTATCAACTTGGATCAATACGGTATCTTTAATAGTTCAGGCCATTGTTACAAAATACGGCGGAGTAAATAAATTCACATCTGGGGACTTGGATACTGTACAGCTTGCAGCATTTGAGGCCGCAAATACTCAGCCTGTCGGAATGTATGTTGAATCACGAGAAAACACATTAAGCATTTGCAACAAGATTGCGGCAAGCGTCGGCGCGCAACTGGTAATGTCAAGACTCGGTTTATTGCAACTGCTAAAGATTGAATTACCAGCCAGCGGCACAGCTTTCGAGATCGACACAAACGACATCATAGAAAACAGCCTGAGCATATCGCAGAAATTGCCGGTAAAAGCGGCATTCAAAGTCAATTATGACAAAAACTGGACGGTTCAAGAAGGATTGCAAACCGGTATACCAGAAGATCATAAGGATATGTACGCTCTTGAGTGGATGAGCGACACGGCTGAGGACGCAACAGTAAAAACAAATTACGCGCTGGATTCTGAACCAGTCGCAATTGACACGATGCTGCTGACTGAAGCCGATGCAACAACAGAAGCAACGCGCTTGTTGAATCTTTACAAAACACCACGGTTTGTTGTGACATTTACCGGCACGGCGCGGCTTATGGAATTAACGCTCGGGCAGCGGGTTACGTTGACATATCCGCGATTCGGTCTTGATGCTGCGAAAGAGGGGCAAGTAATCGGGTTATCCATCGATTGGAGCAATCACACCGTTAAGTGTGAGGTGATCGTATGATGACCGGGATGAAGACCGGTATGAAGGAAAATAAATGGCCACAGTAATCAATAAGCGTGATGTTGATCTGCAAGCTGCTAGTCCAAGAACAGTAACTGTTAATCTTGGGTCGACGGTCAACGTAAGCGGCACGGTTAGCGGTAATGTTACTGGCACGTTAGACGGATCACCTGTTACGACTGTGGTTAATGCCGCACTGAGTGCAACGGCCAACTATTTCACGACTAGCGCAAGCAATCCCACGGGCGGATCGGATGGTGATGCTCATTACAACAGCAGTACAAATGTCATGTGGTTCAAGATTGCCGGAACTTGGACGCAGGGCGGAACTGTTAACGCAAGCGCAATCACAGCAGGGACTCTTGCTGCTGCGAGAATAGCTGCCGGAAGCATAACGGCTGACAAACTAAGCGTATCGTCACTGTCCGCTGTCTCGGCCAATTTAGGTACTGTTACTGCTGGTAGCATTACCAGTTCGTCGGATATAGACGTTACCGGAAGAGGTGTTTTTGGTGGCGCGTATTCGTCTGGAGGATACACAGCGGCTTTGCATGCCAATATGGGAGGGGCTAGTCAATACGGATTAGTCGCTCTTGCCGGAGCAAGTGGTATTGCCGTTGTGGGAGTAGCTGGCTCTGGAGACACGGCAGGCATTCAAGGAACTTCTGGAGTGTCTGGCGTGCCGGGAATGTGGGCTGTTAATAGCGCGGGAGGAACGGCGCTGAAAATAACTGGCGATATGACCATATCAAGTTCGGCGCTTGTTTCTAATCTGCGATCAGCAACCTGCTTGCTGGCGGATAATTCAACGAAATGGAATGGATTTTCTGCTGGGTCAATAACAACCGGAGCGGCCACAGCCACATTTGTATCAACAAACAAGCCAGGTTCTGCAACAAGTAATTCTTGGTTATCTTTTAATGACTCAGGCGGCACAGGGTGGGTATTACCCGTATGGAGAACAACATAAAATGGCAAGAGAACGGACGGTAATTTTAGACGCTGATGAGGACATAATTTCATACGAACACCATATTTACAGTCGCTTTATTCGCATCCTCGTTGGTTTTGGAGTGCGTAACGCTGATGGCACATTCACTCCGTCTGAAAATCAGAACTACGAGCAAATAGTAATTGCCGGGGCTGAGTATGATGATTTTATTGCTGGCAAGGGCGCTAGGCCAGCGGGTGAGTTTAGGAAAGATGATCTTTGGGATCCTGTTGATTTGATGCGGGCCAATGTTATATCCAAACGTGACGCTCAAAAATGAGCGCTTTAAGAATAGTCTACAAAAATTTGTTTGACGATTACGACACGCTTACGCAGATTGTCGGGTCTACTGCTGCCGGGTTCCCGCTTACTAATTTAATTGATGATACAAAGAGCAAGACATGGCGATCAACTGATCTGCTATCTCCAAAGATTAAAATTACATGGGCAGCTAGCCAGACCTTGAGCTGCGTTGCGTTGGCATTCTCAAACCTGATTGCAGGGTCGACATTTCAAATCACTTTATACGATGCAACCAGTGGCGGCACTTTGTTGCTTGATACTGGGGCTGTAGATGTTGATTACTCATACGATGCGCCAATCGGGTTTGGCTCAATCGGATCGGCAAGTTTTGCATACGGCGGCGGAGCGAATGTTGCGGCTTTCTTTGCTTCGACATCCGGTGTTAGAAGAATGGAAATTGAATTCACGAGCGCCGGTAATCCTGACGGATACATTGAGATAAGTAGGATCATTGCTGGCGCATATTGGGAACCGGAGAAGGGAGCTTCCTACGGCGCTTCTGTGGCTTTTGTGGATAGCACTATAGGGCAAAGAACATCAGCGGGAGGCTTGATTACTGATCGCGGAACAATCCACCGTGAAATGAGCTTCTCTCTCGGAGCAATGAACGCAACTGATAAAGCAAATCTTAATAATTTGTTTAGATCAATAGGCAATAGTCAACCTCTATTTATAAGCTTAACACCAGGCGAATCAAATACAGAAGGCGAATTATTTGGGCAGATTTACGGCAAGCTGGAAGGTGGGGTATCTGCGGAATTTGCGTTTTACAGGTACTACAGTTCACAAATTAAAATAATGGAAATGTGACTTTTATCACATACAGATTAAAAATAGGAGCATAACATGGCGTGGGGAATTGTAAATAAAAAAGAGGTCGAAGCCTTGTTTGAAGAGCGAAGAAGAGAGGACAGGCGCGCTGTTGATGCTGATATTGCTAAGTGTAATGCAAGGCATGATGAGCATGCCAAGCTAAGAGAGAAGGACAGGAAAGTGCATACAGAAGCAATTACGAAACTCACTGAAGCGATAAATATCACCAATTCAACGCTTACAAAATACCTTCCAAATCTTATTGATGCTGAAGAAAAGAGAGCAACAAAGCACCAGCTTAAAGAGGGAGCTTTATTAATTTCTGCAATACTTGGCGCAATAATAACAATAGGAACTGTGCTACTATTTGTGTCTGCATATTTTAATGGATACTTCGTTAAATGATAAAATACTTTAAATCAAAAATGAGCGATTACTTAGTACCTTACTATTACGGGTGTTAATATGGGAATTTTAGCAAGTATTGCTGCGAAATACGGCATGCAGATTCTAGTCGCTCTGGCATTGATTGGCGGTATCGTTGGCGGTTATTTTTACATTAAACATACCGGGGCGACAGAACAGCATGCGGAAGATATGCGTAAACTTGAAGAGCGTAACAAGAACGAGCAGATCCAATCAGATATTCTTTTGGCAGAAGCAAGATCAGAAGTCGCAGCCATTAAAGCAAAACATGATCAAATATACATAGGAGTACTGACAAGTGCAAGCCAAACTATTAAAACTACTCAGTCTCAGCGTGATGCTGCTGTTAGTGAGTTGCTCAATCTTAGACAAAGAGCTGCAGCCGCGCCAAGTAATAGCAACACCGAAAGCAGAGAAGCCGGAATTCCCGAAAATAGTGCTGGAAGAACTGGAGCAATTGGCTGCGAAGTATCGGCTGCCGAAATCGAGCAAAGATTAGAAATATCTCGCATGGCTGAATTGTCTTTACTGGCATCAGGCTTTATACGTCAAGTTGCAACAGTCAAATGAGTAGCGGCATAGGCGGAACTGGATAATGGGCGCATTCTACACGAAGCCAAGCATGAGGGAAATTGATTCCGGTGGACTATTTAGACGACCGCGATATCGATTAACAGAGCCATTAATTTACAGATCCAGCAATATCGGTCTTGTTATAGTTGATTCTGATTTTGACACAGATTTCGACAGCACTCCACGGGTTCCTATTTTTTATATGCTGCTGGGTAATCGCGGAAAATACCCTGCTGTACTGCATGATAAACTTTACACGCCACCACACGAATCAATACCGGGCGTAACGGTAACCCGTTCGATGGCTGATAAAGTTTTGCGCGGCGCGACATACGAAAGTTTAAGGGTAACAGAGCCAGAAACACTGGCTGATAATTTGATCAATATCACTTGTTTATGGATAGCCTGGTTAATTTGGGTTGGTGTACGAATAGGCGGTGCATCGCACTGGAAGTAAACGAAACATAACGCCGTGAGGCGATTTACAGGGGTGAGTTATGGCTGTCAAATCAATAATTTTAAACAGGGGCGGGATACC